AATGGTATTGAGGATAATTTATATTTACAATACAGAATGAGTGATGGTAGTACATCAACATTATATTCTGATTTTCAAAGTTTTTTATCTAGCGCTAACACTAACACAATAACTGACACAGTAACTTATTATGGCGCGATACCAGGGTCTGACTACACTACTCTAAATGCACAATATAGTAATCAAGTTAATGTTTATGATTGTGACTCACCAAATATTGATCTAAATGATTTAAGTTCAAGTAATAATGATGCATGGTATTATGCTAACTTTGATACAACTGGAGATACCATATATTATGGTTATTCTTTTTATTATTATGTGTCAAGTTATGCTACCGATACAGCAACTAGTGGTTTTAGTGGTACAATAGAAGGTGAAATATTTTACTTTACAGGTACTTCTTGTACTCAATACGATAACATGGTGGTAGCAACATTAAGGTCAAGAGGTATATCACTTTATCAAAATAGTTCAAGTAGTATAGATCACGGTCAAATATATGAAGTTGGTATTGATTATGACAACAATGGTGCGTTTTTACCAAATAACTTACAACTAGTATGTGATGGTCAATATTCAGGAGTTACTCAATCACCTTACGAAGTATTTTTATTGTCAGGTGTTACAAAAGATGGTAACATTTTTGAATTTGAAACATCATTATCAGATACATCATCTAAGTATATATCAAAAGTAATTGGAACCGAAAACTTCAGTAAAGATAGAACAACTAATCCTTTATTTGTTGAAGAGATTTATCCTGGGGCATTAAGTTACGCATTTAACCAAGGTTATATTAGAGGGTTATATTGTGATTTGATTGCATTACCTGATGCTAGAAGTAAATCTCAAACTTCAATAGCTTGGAACTTAGAAAAGTACCAATCACCTGAAACACCATTCTTGGTATCTGAGTTAAGAGGTAATAAAGTTTATAACTTATTCAAGTTTATTTCAATATCCGATGGAGATTCTGCAAACGTTGAAGTTAAAGTTTCAATTGCAAACTTATCATTTGGCAACATGAGTTTTGATGTTTTAGTTAGAAACTTTTATGACACAGATACAAATCCTGTTGTTATTGAAAAATATACAAATTGTAATATGGATCCCGCATCAAATAATTTTGTTGCGAAGAGAATAGGTAGTTCTAATGGTGAATTTGCACTTATTTCAAAATACATTATGGTTGAATTAGCCGCAGATTTCCCAACTGATTCATTACCTTGTGGATTCTATGGTTACATACAAAGAAATTATGACAATCAAAATAGTCCTTATGTAAAATTAAAAACCAGATACTATTATAATGGAGAGGTTATTTCTAATCCACCATTTAACAGTCCTTATGGTGGAACCAACGAAGTTAAATCTTCTGGTAATATTGTTAGAAGAACTTATTTAGGTTTTTCATCATTAGAAAATGGCGTTGATGAATCATTCTTGTCATATAAAGGAAAACAAAATCCAAGTGAATTTGAAACTGCAACTGAATCTGCATCTTGGAATGTATTATCAAAAGGATTTCATATGGATTCAGGAGCAACTATTGTTTCCATAGGAAATGCTTATGTGACAAGTGGACAATCTGCATTTGAGTGTGGTGTTGCTGATTTTAGAATTGATCCTGGTAGTCAAGAAAACCCTTACTACTATATCTATTCAAGAAAATATACTGTATGTTTTGCTGGTGGATTTGATGGTTGGGACATTTATAGTGAATCAAGAACAAATACCGATAGATTTGAACTAGGTGGATTGGGTTATTTAGCAGGAGCTTACCCATCTTCAAGATATCCTACAGCAACAGGTGAAGGTATTTTCAAGAAGATTGTCTTCCAAAATAACACACAAGATTTTGCAAACACTGACTATTACGCTTACTTACTTGGTATATTATCATTCTCAAATCCTGAATCAACAAATATCAACATATTTGTAACACCTGGTATTGATTATGTTAATAACACAAAATTATGTGAATCTGCGGTAAATATGATTCAATTTCAAAGAGCTGACTCAATTTATATTGTAACAACTCCTGACTATAATATGTTTACTCCAAACTCAACTGACCCACAAGAAATTATTTATCCACAAGATGCGATTGATAATGTGGACACTATCGGATTGGATTCAAACTATACCGCAACTTATTATCCATGGGTTTTAACAAGAGATACCGTAAACAATACTCAAATATATTTACCAGCAACAGGTGAAGTTTGTAGAAACTTGGCCCTTACTGATAACATTTCATTCCCATGGTTCGCATCAGCGGGTTATACAAGAGGTTTGGTGAACTCAGTTAAAGCGAGACTTAAATTGACACAAGAAGATAGAGATACACTTTATCAAGGTAGAATTAACCCTATCGCAACTTTCTCTGACGTTGGAACTGTAATTTGGGGTAATAAAACTCTTCAAATTGCGGACTCTGCTCTTAATAGATTAAATGTTAGAAGATTGTTATTACAAGCACGTAAATTAATTTCTGCTGTTGCTATAAGATTATTGTTTGAACAAAACGACCAAGTTGTTAGACAACAATTCTTGGATAGTGTTAATCCTATTTTGGATAGTATCAGAAGAGATAGGGGTCTTTATGATTTCCGTGTAACGGTTTCTTCTTCAACTGAAGATTTGGATAGAAATACATTGACAGGTAAAATATATGTAAAACCAACTCGTAGCTTAGAATTTATTGATATTGAATTTTTAATAACTCCAACAGGAGCTTCATTTGAAAATATCTAATATTAAATCTTAAAAATAAGAAAACTCCCATCAAAAGTGGGAGTTTTTTTTAATTTAATATTAATTCAAATTTCATGGACACCATAAGAAATTCATCTTTCAATTTTACTAATATTTATATTATTATATGAAAACAAATTTTTTGATACAGGAAGGATTTAAAGATGACAAAACACCTGACCTAAAATATTATGCTTTTGATTGGGATGATAATATTGTTCATATGCCAACAAAGATAATTGTTAAAGACGAAGATGGTAAGGAAATAGGTATGAGTACCGATGATTTTGCCGATCATAGACATAATATTGGTAAAAAAGATTTTAATTATAATGGACATAATATAGTTGGTTTTGCTGATAATCCATTTAGAAATTTTAGAACTGAAGGAGACAAAGATTTTTTAATAGATGCCATGAGGGCTAAAACCGGACCATCTTTTGATGATTTTAGAGAAGCTATAAATAATGGATCAATTTTTTCAATTATCACGGCTAGGGGACATAATCCAAATACATTAAAAACCGCAATATATAACTATATTATAAGTGATTTTAAGGGTATTAGTAAAGACGAGCTTGTTAAGAACTTAAAAAAATACCGAGATTTTGCTGGTGAAGATAAAATGTCTGATAATGAATTAATAAAATATTATTTATCGTTAAACAAGTATTATCCAGTGTCTTTTGGAAGTGGTAGTGCAAGTAATCCTGAAGAGGGAAAAGTTAGAGCGATGGATGAGTTTGTTGAATACATTCAAAATATGGCGGCAATTTTAAATAAAAGGGTTTATTTGAAAAATGACCTTGGAAATGAGTTTATTTCATATTCACCATCTATTGGGTTTTCTGATGACGATCCCAAAAATGTGGATGCTATGAAAAAACATCTTGAAAACAAAATTAAAAACATAGTAAAAACCTATTCTACCGCAGGAGGAATAAAAAAACAAGTAGAAAATTATAAAAAATTCTAGAACTAGTTCTAGTACTAGTTATATTCTAGATATATTAAATACTAGTTACTGGTTATTCTAGTTCTTAACTAGATTCTAGTTGCAAAAGATAAAAAATATATTTAACATAGTCAATAGAAAATAACAAGTATTAATATATTTATTAGATATAAACCAAAAAAAATATATATAGCATGGCTGACTTATTAATGAAAATGCCTATTCCATATGAACCGAAAAGACAGAATCGGTTTATTGTAAGATTCCCTTCAAGTTTGGGTATTAATGAATGGTTCGTGGAAACGGCTTCAAGACCTCAAATTACGATTAATGCAACTGAGATACCATTTCTTAATACATCAACGTATGTTGCTGGAAAATTTAAATGGAATCCTATTAACGTTCAGTTTAGAGATCCAATTGGACCTTCAGCGTCACAAGCTTTAATGGAATGGGTTCGTCTTTGTGCGGAATCTGTTACAGGAAGAATGGGTTATGCTGCAGGATACAAAAAAGATGTTGACATTGAAATGTTGGACCCAACTGGTGTTGTTGTTGAAAAATGGATAATGTATGGTACATTTTTAACTAGTGTTAACTTTAATGCATTATCTTATAGTCAAGACGCTCTTGCAACAATATCTGCTTCTCTCCAAATGGATCGTTGTGTGTTGGT